TTTAAGGCCAAGATTACTAAACGACAAGATATTAAAAACTATACCCAGCACTTAACCGAAAATGCTGGTCCGGCTGTTTTGCAGTGGATTATCGAGGGCGCCCAGCGGATCATTCAGCAAAATTACCGATTAACTACTCCGGCGGCAGTCGAAAAAGCGGTCAATGCTTACCATGCTGACAATGATTGGCTCGGACATTTTCTTAATGAGAATTGTGAACTTGACCCCAGTTATGAGCAAAAGTCCGGTGACCTCTATCAAAAGTATCGCGAATATTGCCAAGGCATCGGTGAATATATCCGCAGCACAACTGACTTTTACACGGCCCTCAAAAATGCTGGCTTTCAACGTCAACATAAACAAAACGGTCGTTTCATCAAGGGACTGCGATTAAAAGTTGATGCCGATGAATTCCTCAGTTGACTGTCATCGACTGTCACACTTTAAAACTCGAAAAGCTTGATACATCAGTGTTTATCAATCCTAATGACAGTCATGACACTCTTTTACATTACTTGTATATAGGAATAAAAATAGAAAAAAAGAGTATAGAGAAGAGTAGTAAAACAACTGTCACGACCGTCATTAACCCTGACGAATCACCGATATATCAACACTTAGGAAGGATTTTACAAATGTTAGAAAAACGAATTGAAACTGCTTTTGTCAAAGCTACTCACCAACGTGGAGGTCTTTGCCTGAAGTTCACCTCACCATCTATGGCCGGAGTCCCTGATCGGTTAGTCCTCCTGCCTGATGGTCACATGGGCTTTGTCGAGATGAAAGCTCCTGGTAAATGCCCCCGACCACTCCAAGTGCAAAGGCTAAGCCAATTAAAACAACTTGGCTACCAGGTCTTTGTTTGTGACCAATTTGGACAGATTGGAGGAATGCTAGATGCAATACAAACCGCATGAATACCAACAATACGCAACTCGGTTTATTTTGGACCATCCCGTAGCAGCCATCTTGCTTGATATGGGACTAGGTAAAAGCGTCATTACCCTAACTGCTATTAAACAACTTATTCAGCAGGGGAAAGTTCAACGGGTATTAGTTATCGCTCCACTGCGCGTGGCTAAACAAACCTGGCCAGAAGAAATTGAAAAATGGGACCACTTAAAAGGCCTTACCTACTCTGTTGTCACTGGTTCTAGGACACAAAGAATCAAAGCACTACAACAAGATGTCAACATTTATATCATCAACCGGGAAAACTTGAAATGGCTAATTGAATCCTCTGGTACTTCCTTTGACTATGACATGTTGGTGATCGATGAACTCTCCAGTTTTAAGTCCTACCGCTCACAACGCTTCAAAGCCCTCAAACGAGTACGACCCTTGATTAAACGCATAGTTGGCTTAACAGGTACGCCATCTTCTAATGGCTTGATGGATTTGTGGGCAGAGTTCCGCGTACTGGACATGGGCCAACGACTCGGGCGCTTCATCTCATCTTACCGGATGAACTACTTTGACCCCGACAAGCGAAACATGTATCAAGTGTTTACCTACAAACCTAAGCCCGGTGCTGAACAAAGTATCTACCGCGCCATTGATGACATCACCATTTCTATGAAGTCTAAGGATTACTTGAGTCTGCCACCGTTAACTATGAACACCGTTCCGGTAAAAATGAGTAATAGTGAGCAGGCAATCTATGATGAGCTTAATGCCCAGCTAGTAGTTTCAGCCCAGGGTAAACAAATAGACGCCTTGAATGCTGCTAGCTTGTCGAACAAGCTATGCCAAATGGCTAACGGATGCGTTTATGATGACCATCAACAAATTGTGCAGATCCACCAGCGAAAACTCGATGCACTCGAGGACTTGATTGAAGCTGCGAATGGCAAACCAGTACTCGTTGCTTACTGGTTCAAACACGATCTCTCTCAGATCAAGCAACGATTCACTGCTCGCGAGATTAAAACTGTTAAAGACATTCAGGACTGGAACGCTGGTAATATTCCATTGGCATTGATTCATCCTGCTTCTGCCGGACATGGTCTCAACCTGCAGGCTGGTGGTGCCACCTTGATTTGGTATGGATTGACTTGGAGCCTGGAGCTTTACCAGCAAACTAACGCTCGGCTCTGGCGGCAAGGGCAACGTCAACCAGTAGTTATCCACCACATCATCACTGAAGGCACCATTGACGAAAACATTCTGGCGGCCCTGAAACGCAAAGACAAAACCCAGTTAGCTTTAATTAACGCAGTGAAAGCCAACCTGAAAGGAAGTGTTGTGGCATGAGTATCATGTGGAACTACTTAGACAAACGACGAGCGACCGTCGCAGCCTTGAAAGATTACGATGGTATGAAGTTCATCATTAACTCTTACCAAGACGACTTGAAGCTAGCCAAGGAACAAATGATTGGTGTCAGTTCGCCACGCTACGGTTTCGTACCTGGCAGCAGTAAAAAAGATAACCCAACTGAGCATCGCCTGCTGCATGGCATCGATGAGACAACCAAGCTGAATGAACGCTACCAACAAGCCCAACTTTACTTCAAGTGGTTCGAGCCAGCCTGGCAAGAGTTATCTGAAGACGAGCGCTTTGTTTTAGATGTCTGCTATCGCACTCCAAACCAGTCAATGAACGAGGGACTAACCATCGTGATGGACAAGTACTTCATTGCGAAAACCACTGCTTACAATCGAAAGAACAAAGCACTCGATCACCTCACGCTCTTACTTTATGGATCCCATCATTAGAAAGGTAAAACGCAGAACAAACAATCGGCTTATCTATGTTACGATGGTAGTGTAGAAAATTAGGATAAAGGCATTTGCTTTATAACATTGAAGCCTAGCGGTGCAAAACTGCTGGGCTTTTCTTATACCCTCAGAAAGGAGGAGTGTCATGCCCTACTCACCCAAGAAACCCTGTCGTTACCCTGGCTGCCCGCGACTAACCCACAACACTTATTGTGACGTCCATGCTAAGCAAGTCAGTTCTCACTACAATCGTTACCAACGACCAAAACGTAGTCGTCCGCGCTATCATCGTGGCTGGCCAAAGATCCGTCAACGCTACTTGCTCCACCATCCCTTCTGTGAGATGTGCCTGAGCCAAGGAAGGTATACCCAAGCCACCGAGGTCCATCACGTTCTGCCTCTGGAACACGGCGGCACCAACGAGTTCAAGAACCTGATGGCATTATGTAAGCCATGCCACTCCCGCATCACCGCCCAGATGGATGATCGCTGGCATAAAAAGCCACGTCGATATCATTACTAAACCACGGAGGGGGCCATCAAATCCTTAAAAATTTTTCGCGCGGGAGCGGGCCTGGGCCTTCGTGTACAAAAAATTGAAATCAAACAGGGTATTAACCCCTGCCGGAAGGAGGGAGAGATTTGGCTAAAGATGGTACGAATCGTGGTGGATCACGAATTGGTGCTGGACGTAAACCTAAGTCACTTCACGATAAGCTCGAAGCTGGCCAAGAAGCAACTGTTATCGATTTGCCTGAACCAGCTAATCTGGAAGGACACGTGATGCCGCCAGTCAAGAAATACCTCAAGGCCAAGCAGAAGAATGGTTTAGAATTTGACGCCGCTGATATTTTTAAAGAAACCTGGGAATGGTTGGTCGAACGTGGTTGTGAAAAGCTAGTTAACACTCAGCTGATTGAACAATATGCCGTTAGCGTTAGCCGGTGGATCCAGTGCGAAGAATGTATCTCTAAGTTTGGTTTTCTCGCTCGCCACCCTACCACTGGTAATGCAATTGCTTCACCATATGTTTCCATGAGTCGTGACTACATGAAGCAATCGAGCCAATTATGGTTTCAGATTTTTCAAGTGGTTAAAGAAAACAATGCCACGACTTATCAAGGATCAACACCCCAAGATGATGTCATGGAACGACTCTTAAGAAGTCGGAAAGGAATGAACTAATGAAATTTGTTAAGAAGCAAATAACGGACCTCATCCCCGCGGATTACAATCCACGAAAAGACTTAAAGCCAGGTGATCCTGACTACGAAAAGCTAAAACACTCAATGAAAGAATTCGGCTACGTTGATCCAATCATCTGGAACCAGCAAACTGGTCGCGTGGTTGGCGGACACCAGCGGTTAAAGATTCTCCAGGATGAAGGGATCAAAGAAGCCGAGTGTGTTGTCGTTAATTTAAATGAAGACAAAGAAAAAGCTCTCAACGTTGCCCTCAATAAAATCAGCGGTGATTGGGATAAGGACAAGTTAGCTTTGTTGATGACTGACTTGCAAGCTAGTGATTTAGATGTTTCATTAACTGGTTTTGATGAGGATGAAATATCTGACTTACTTGCTACCGAAGATGATACTCATGACGACAATTTCGATGTAGATAGCGAATTGAATAAGCCAACTTTCTCTAAGGTAGGCGATCTCTGGCACTTGGGACGACATGCCCTACTGTGCGGTGATGCCACGAAACAAGAGAGTTATCAAAAGTTACTTGATGATCATCAAGTTAATCTTGTCCTTACCGATCCACCTTATAATGTCGATTACCAAAGCAAAGCCGGCAAGATTAAGAACGACCATCAGGATGATGATAAGTTTTACCAATTTTTACTAGCTGCTTTTCAAAATATGAATACTGCAATGGCTAACGACGCCAGCATCTATGTTTTCCATGCCGATACGGAAGGACTGAACTTCCGCCGTGCTTTCCAAGATGCTGGTTTTTATTTATCCGGTTGCTGTATCTGGAAGAAGCAATCATTAGTACTTGGTCGTTCACCCTACCAGTGGCAACATGAACCCGTACTCTATGGATGGAAGAAAGATGGCAAACACGAATGGTACACCGGGCGAAAGGAATCCACCATCTGGGAATTTGATCGCCCAAAGCAGAGTAAGGAACACCCAACGA